CGTGCGCACCGCGGAGCGCTATGGGATCGAGCCTCACAAGCTCCTCACCACCCTGCGCGCCACGGCGTTTCGCACCGAGAAGCCCGTCTCGAATGAACAGATGATGGCGCTGCTGATCGTGGCCGAGCGGCACCGCCTCGACCCCTTCACCAAGCAGATTTATGCCTACCCCGACAAGCACGGCGGGATTGTCCCGGTGGTGGGGATCGACGGGTGGCTCCACATCATCAACACGCACCCGATGTTTGATGGCATGGAAACCCAGTGGAACGACTCCGAAGGCTCGATGACCTGCACCATCTGGCGCAAGGATCGCTCGCACCCCATCGTCGTGACCGAGTACTTGAGCGAGTGCCGCCGGCCCACCGAGGCCTGGAAAATGGTGCACCGGATGATGCGCCACAAGGCCACGATGCAGTGCGGGCGCTACGCGTTCGGCTTCTCGGGCATCTATGACGAGGAGGAGGCCGAAGACATCGTGAGGGGTACCGTGCCCCGCACCGTCTCCGTCCCGGCCCCGCCCCCGTCGAACGCGGAGCGCTTCCAAGCGATGGCCCAGGCGGATGTGACTGACGTCGAGCCCGTGACCGAGTCAAGCCCCGAGCACGCGTCAGCCGATCCCCCACCCCCGACCCTCGGCGACTTCCTCGCCCAGGTGGAGCGCGCCACCGATACGTTCGAGTCCGAAATGATCATCGAGGAAGCCCGCGAGCTGCTCAATGAAGAGGAGCTTCGCGAACTGTGCACGGCGCATGCGCGCCGATTTGAAGGAGACGAACAGTGAAACCCACCCGCATCTATGTCGTGATTGACTCCAGGAGCCCGAACCGGTGGCTCGTGCGTGCCATCAACCCTCACGCGGCCATGCGCCGCGTCGTGCGGGAGCGCTTCCTCTCGCGCGTGGCAAGCCAGGACGAGCTGATTCGCTTGGCCAAGCAGGGCGTGGAGGTCATCGACACGGGCGACGACGAAGCCACCATGGACGAGGATCTCTTCGAGGCCGCCGAGCCTGGATTGCCCTGACCCTGTCATGTCAACTCCCCCTGTCAACCTTGACAGGGGGGGGTATTCCATGCCGAGACGAGGGTATCCTTTGACATTCGTTCGGACGGTAATTACACCGTACACTTCGTTGCAGCTCGGCCGCTACACTGGGCGAACGCGTTTCACTCCAGGAGAAAACCAGATGTCAACATCCTTCGCCCCTGACACGCGCGCCTTCGTCCGATGGGAAAAGGCCGTTTACGCCGAGCTCTACGCCGCGGCCAAGCCGCTCCTGGATGCAGGTCACGAGTTCATCGATGCCCTTGCCGCCGCGCAGTCCCACCTGCCTGAGCACATGCAACGCGACCCGGACGGCCTGGAGCGCGCCCTACGCACCGACCAGATGGCCGAGGCCATCGCCCTCTACAAGCGTCTCACCCCCGCGGGCCGGGCGGATCTCGTGCGGCGCCTGAAGTTGCGCGGAGACGTCGTCGAGTCCCAGCCCGAGGGCCACCGGGTGTTCTGGACAGATCGGGAGTATGCCCTCGTCGACCGGCGCGTCCTGTACATGCGCATCACCCTGGGCGACCAGCGATACGTGTGGTTCCAGATGGATGACGCACAGCGCATCGAGCTCCCCCGCCAACGCTGGCGTACCCTCGGATCCCTGAAGTCCCAGCGTAACCGCGACGAGGCCCTCACCCGCCTCACCCACAAGGGGCGCCTGCACGAGTGTGAGGAGCTCCTCCAGGACGAGCCCCCCTTCAATGCCTGCAAGCAGCCCCTCCTCACCGTGGAAGCCCAGGCCGCCCCCCAGGCCGCCCCCCAGGCCGCCCCCCAGGCGCAGCCCGAGCTGGAGCCCCAGCCCGAACCCCAGGCCACCGGCAGCCCGAGCCCGGCGGACATCAATGCCTACGCCTACAGCGCGCCCCCCGCCAAATCCCTGGCCGAGCTCGTGCGCGAAGCCGCTGCCAGTCTGCCGCCTCCAGAAACCCGCCAGGAGCCTTCGCAGGCCATTCAAGCACCCCAGGCCTCACCCACCCCGGAAAAATCGCCTGGAGGGCCCATGGCGGCCGTCGCCGGGCAGCTTGTGGGTCTGATCACCTCCCTGTTCGACGCCGTGGCCACCCACCACGCCGCCACCGCGGCCAACGAGTACCGGCGTATCAGTGAGCAGGTCACCACCGCGGCCATCGAGGTCGTCGACGCGCGGCTGCAGCAGCTCGTGCCCATTGCGGTGGCCAAGGTGATGGAGGAGCTCCTCGGGCCGGGCACGCACCCGCCCCAGGTCGACATGCCCCCCTTGAAGGTGGATCTCTCAGGCGCCGGCCTGGACGTCCCACGCGTCAAGCTCGACGTTGTAGGCCTCTTCCCCCGGCAGGTCGCCGAGGTCAAGAAAGCGCTCAATGGGTACGCGGACAATGTGCGGTTCATCGACGCGGACAAGGTCAACGCCGACTGGTCGCCGCGCGATGTCGTGATCGCGAGCAACAAGGTGGCTCTACGCGTCGTGGAGGATAAATGCCGCAAGGCGCATGTGCCCATCCATCGGGTCTGGGGCAGCGCGACTTCGGTGGTGAATGCGGTGCGGGAAGTCTATGCTGGAGCCGGCGTGGAGCTGCATTAGGGAGACCGTGTGACCCTGCCGTCAAAGCTCACCCCCGAGGAAGTCCATCAGATCATGCTGGATGTGCAGGGGATGATCGAGGAATATCAGCGCCAGAGCGGGTTGCGCTTCGGTGTTGCCGTCATCGTGACCTCGGGAGGGGTCACCTCGTTCGTGAGCACGCTCGGCCCCGAGCAGCTCATTCCCACGTTGTTGATGTTGGCCGAGAAGGTCGCAGGCAACGAACTGGGGGGTAGTGAGAGCGTTAAGAAGCCAGTCGCGCACTGAGCTCTAAAGCTCTTCACTCACGTATACGCGGAGAGGTATCAACCGACTAAGTCGGTTAGCCGCCGCATGAAAGGAGACAAACAATTATGGCCACTCGTACCAGTCTTCTCGCAGCCCTCGACACGGTGCACCCCAACAAAGCGTTGGACACCAAGCAGGTCGCCCAGTATCTCGGATATCGCACGGAGAAGACGTTCCGCAACGCGATGTATGAGGGCCGGTGGGAGCGTCCCGAGAAGGCCGACCCCCACGACCCGAACTCGCGCAATGTCTGGCGGGCCGCCCTCGTCCTCGTGATGCAGCGCCGCGGGCCCCTGCCCGCGGGGACGACCACGCCGCCCGAGACCGACGAGAGCCGGGCCCGCAAAGCCAGAATGGCGAAGCCCCGCAGGAGCGGGGCCAAGAGGGCCAGGAAGGCCAATTGGATCATCGCCGGGACGCCCGGCGACTACCAGGACGACTAGGCGGCGAGTTGCGGCGCGGGGGCCTTACGGGCCTTCAGCGCTGCCAGGGCGGCGAGCTGGTTGGGGGCCAGGGGCGAGGCGGCGACCAGCGCTTGCTCGGGCTTGCGGTTGAACTCGCGCTCGATGACGTCCGACCAGAGCTGCATGAGGTGCCGGCGCTGCTCCAGCATGTCATCGCGATAGTACGAGTCCCCCAGGTTCGAGGTCACCGCCTGCATGGCCGGGCCATTGGTGTGATCGAGCTGGATCTCCAGCGCGAGGTGCGTGTCGAAACGGCGCTCGATGCCCCGGTCGTCAACCAGGGTGAAGTCGTCGCCGAGCTCTCGAATCATCAGCGTGCGCATCGTCGCGCGATTGCCGTGAAGGGTGTGCTTGGCATGCAAGCCCGCCTCGTGACCCTCGCGCAGCATCTCGCCGATCACGTTGGTGCCCATGCCGTGGACATAGCGGTCTTTGGAGTCATAGCTCGGGAAGACGAAGGGGCACAGGGTGCCGGCGGCGATCTGTCTGTCCAGGAGGTGCTGCAGCATCTCCATCGTCTGGCGCGAGAGGGGCACCTTGTGCGGCTGGGTGTTGTCATCGGTGAAGTCGCCCTTCATCGCCCCCACCACCTTGACGCGCCCGTCCTCGGTCGCATCGATGATGCCCATCGCCTCCAGGCGCGCGGCCTCGGCGGCTTCGGTTGCGAGCGTCCAGCGCGGGATATGCCACTCGGCCTCGGCCCACTTGATGTCGTCCCAGCGGGCGTTGATGACGGTATCGCGGCGCTGGCCGGTGGCCAGGGCGAGGAAGAACGCATCACGCGCCAGGGGACGACTGTCGGCACCGATCGCACGCACGAGCTGGCCCAGGCCCGTGAGCGTCATGATGGCCGCGTGCGGGGTTTTGGCGGGCACCTTGTAGGCTTTGCGCGCACGGCGCGAGTCCGACATCGGGACGGCCTTGATGGCTTTGCGGTGCAGGGCTTCGTCGAAGACGTAGCTCAGGCCGCGGCGAACCTTGGTGACCGTGTGCAGGTTGCCCTTGGTGGTCTTTGCGTTGCGGCGCGCGAGGATGGCCTTGAGGATCTGGTCGACATGCTCGGCCGTCACCTCCTCGATGGGCAGGTGCCCAATCGAGGGATAGACGTCTTTGGCCATCACGCGAATGAACTCGTCGGCGTAGTCGGGTTTCCAGTTCGGGCTTTCGAGCGCGTGGACTTCCTCCACGTACCACTTGACGGTGCCGATGATGGTCTCGCCGGCCTCGTGACGGCGCTCGTTTTCCAGGCGCAGGGTCTCGGCGGCTTCGGCCGCCTTCAGGGCCTCCTGGCGGAGCGCTGCGGGGTTCACCTGCTGCCCGTGGGGCATGCGCGCCAGGGCGGCGCGATCTTTCGCGTGGTTGCCGCGCGCGGTCTCGATGTCCACCTCGGGGTAGCGGCCGTATGAGGCCTTCGTCTCTTTGCCGTTGACCGTGAGGTAGGCACGCCAGACATGGGTTCCGACCTTCTTCCGGTGATCGACTTCGAGGAATAGCTTGTTCCCGTCAACCAGGGTGTAGACACCCTCCTCGCGGAGCTTCAAGCCCGTCTCGCCTGCGGCGATGCGGGCCTGGATGATGGCGTTGTGTGCGCGGGTCTCGGCGAGCTTCTCAGCGCGGGCCTTCGCGATCTTGTTGTCAGACAGGGCGTGGTGCAGTTGACGGGGCATGATTCACTCCTCACAGTGAAAAAGCATTGATAGGAGCAGTGATTATGCCCTGGTGCCAAGTCTGGTGTCGAACAGGAAATCACGAATCGGGCAGCCAGCGGGCAGCAAAAGACAACGCGTACGCCTCTAACCCGCATGGATCCTAGGTTCTTGGAAGGACAACGCATTGCCCATCGCTGCCCGCCGGCTGCCCGAGAGACCCACCAGATTAGTCGGATTCAGTAGACCTGACCCCGGCATTCATGAGGCCTCCTACGAGGGAGAGTACCCCTGAATGGCCGCAGGTCTGGTGTCAAGGCGGGTGTCTTTGCCGGCGGCAAGACGCCAACGCGTTGGCGTCCTACTCGGGGTCGTCCTGGCGATCGGTCACGAGGTCGAACCCCTTGAGGAGCTGGCGCGTCGCGCGCTCCATGCGCAGGATGGCCTGCCAGTGGCGCCTCAGGCTCACCGCGATCCCCGCAGCCGTCCACGCGTTGAGCAGGGCAAGGAGCAGGAACACGTAGCGCCACCAGCTCCCTTCGGTTTTGCCTGCCGCCCACCACACGAGAAAGACTGCGAAGGAGAGCGCGAAGGCGAACATGGCCCCGTACATGGCGGCTGCGTTCCAGCGCTCGCGCCTGAGGTTGGCGAGGTGATCCAGGGCGGGTTGGCGGGGGTCGGTCACAGGCCCTCCATCGTCTGTTCGATCTCCCGGAGCTTGGCCAGGATGCGCTCGCCCTCGTCTTGCGTCCAGGTGCCGCAGCTCGCAAAAAATGGGTACCCGTTGAGCGTGCGCCCGCCGACCGCGTCAGCGAACGGGGCCCAGCAAAACGCCACCTTGTCGTCGATCATCTGCTGCCGCTGTTCATCGGTCATGAAGGTCAACGCCATGAAAATGATGCCGAGTAGATTCTGGTCGTGCTTGCTGACGTCCCGCTGGCGCTCGTCTTCCTCGTCGCCGCGGCAATCACGACGCTCCTGTTCCAGCTCACGAACAGTTCGCCCCTGTAGATGCGTTTCGCGAACTCGGAGACCTCGGCGTCAGTGAGTGGCTTGCGCGGAGTCATGTCTTGCCCTTCTCCGTGCGACGGAACTCGGCGAGCTCCTCGGGCGTCGGGGTCTCGAAAGAGAAGGCCGCGCGCTCGTAGCCCTCGACCAGCATGGCCAGCACGGTGAGCCGGCGGCCTTCCGCGGTTTGCGGGTCGGGGTCGAGGCGAATGAGGCGGCTGATCTCCTCCAAGGCATCGATGTAGTCGGCACGGTTCATCGGGGGCGGCCCGACCATGAGGCTGGGTGGCGTGGGGATCTCCACCCCGATGGGCCGCCACAGGTGCAGCGTGCGGGGGTGAAAGTTAACGTATTCGCTCTCACGGGGGTGGAGCTGCATCACGACATCCTCAGGGCCCCAAAACATGCCCTTGACGTGGCACATCTCCTCCCAGTTCGGGACGCGGTCGTCGCGGCTCACACTCGCGTGCTCCCACCCCCCGCCATCGCTGGCGATGACCTTCAAGTACCCGAGCGGGATACGCACGCGAAAGGCTCCGTTGTTGCCGTCGGCCTCGGTCGTGCCTAGGCGCCCCTCACGAATGCGGTACTGTTCTGGAACGTGAAAGCTCATACCCCACCCCCTACTCCCAAATCCACAGCAGCACACCCCCGAGAATGGCCACGCCGCCGGCCACCATCACGAGACTGAGCAGCGCGTCAACCCAGTAGGGGCGACTGTACTTGCGGCCAAGCATGACGAGACCGAACGCGAGGAGCAGCACGGCGAAGCCGCCGGGGATCATGTCCGTACCCTTTCAAGAAACGGCGAAGGGGTACCCCACCGGGGTACCCCCACCCGACCCTCCACAGGTCAGCGCCGGCCCGGCGCACCAGCACGCGAGCCAGGGCGACTATACACCTGAGCGATTTGGTCGGGTAATGCGTTGTGCTAATCGCGAGTGCGAGGGCGGGTGAGAACAAGGTCACGGAATTGGGGAGCGGGCCCTAGGCACGCCACACGCTTTGCGTGTAGACTGCAGTCTCTGCATCACCAACCACCCGAGACCCGACATGGCCACCTCCAAGAAACCCGCCTTCTACGCCATGAGCACCGCCGAGCTGTCGAGCTGGGTCAACCAGCACAACAACGACATGTTTGACTGTGAGCCCACGATCGAGGGCGTCGACGACGACGATCTGGCCCAGGTGCGCGCGGAGCTGGAAGACATGGCGGAAGTGATTTGGAACGCACAAGCCTGAAGCGTGCGAAAGATCACGACATGGATACACGCAAAGCGTGTATACTGGAGTCTCTCCAGTCAGCAACCACCGAGACCCAAGACATGACCAACCACTGCACCACCGCCGGCTTCACCATCACCCGCCAGGGCAACTTCAACGGCGGCGCCACCGAAACCGTGACCTGGGTTCTGGCCCGCGACAACGGCACGCGTATCGGTTCCTTCGCGACGCGCCGACGCGCCCGCGAGGAGGCCGCCGAGATCGCCGAGATCGACGCCGCCCGGGCCCCGGCCCTGGAGCTCTCCGGCGAGGTGCAGGCCCCGGTGCAAGCGTTCGAGGAGAAGACCGTTCGCGGCTACACCATCACCCTGTCGAAGGGTGTCTGGAGCGTGACCTCACCCGCCGGTGCGTTCGTCGGCTCCCGGGGCACGCAATCTGAGGCCGAGGCCCTGGCCCGCGACACCAGCGACACCGCCGCCGAGGCCGCGCTCGCCGAGCTTGATCTCCTGACCCCCGAGGAGCACGCCCAGGTCGACGCCTACCGCGCTCGCCTCGCCACCGAGGAGCAGGTGCAGGGCGCCGTCGCGCTGCTGGAGGCTGTTGCCGCCGAGGAGGAGGCCGCGAAGCGTGCCGCCGACTACGCCGACTTCGTCGAGTCCTTCGAGCGCAACATCGCCACGGAGAAGGCTGAGCTGGCCGAGGTGCTCGCGCGCCCCACCACGGTCGACTGGATCGTCAAGACGGCTCACGCGTTCGTGTACTTCAACCCGGGCACGCGCAAGATCGCGGACAAGCTCACCTTCGGCGTCCTGCACGCGTCGCGCATGACCAAGGGTGAGGCCCTGCTCCTGGCCCCCTGCATCGTCGATGGCAACAACGTGCGCGGCACCGCCGTGCATGTCCGGGACGCCCTGCGCGAGAGCATCGCCACCGCAGAGAAACACCTCGCGGACATCCAGGGCCGCTGGGACGCCGACAACCTCCGCCCTCGCCTGAGGCGGCCGTAAGCAGCGCTCCGTCCTCGCCTGAGACCCGGGCCCTTCGGGGCCCATACCCCCACCACCTACCTGAGACCACGATGGACAGCAACCTCAATTCCATGCGCCTGGAGCGCGCCGCGAAGGCCAAGAACCCCGCCCGCCTTTGGGAGACCGCGCAGGTGCGCGACTTCGTCAAGCAGGCCAAAGCCCGTGTGGGCGAGGCCGGCTGGGCCTATCTGTCCCCCGACATGCGCGAGGGTCTGATCGCCCGCCAGTTCGCCATGGTTCTGCTCTCCAATGCGCGCCAGGAGATCCCTGGGCAGGCCATCCAGATTCTCTACGCTGACATGCTCCAGGCCGCAGGCCTCGCCACCGACTGAGACCGCCAATGACCCACCAGACCATCACCACCCGCTACCTGCAGCCGACCAACAACCGCGGGCCCCGCGTGCGCGCCAGCGTCAAGGGCACCCACTGGGTGTCCAAGGGCTGGGATCACGGCAACACGAACGAAGGCAACCACCTGGACGCCGCCCTGCATCTGGCCGAAAGTCTCGGCTGGTCGGGCACGTGGCAGGGCGGCTCTACCGACGAGGGGTACACCTTCGTGCGCTGCGACACGGCGCTCACCTTCACCGTCGCAAAGGGCTGACATGAAACGCTTCCCCATCGAGAACCCCACCCCCGAGCAAATCCGCGCCGCGCGCGAGCTCGCCGGTCTCGACCAGACCACAGCGGCCCAGGCCGCGGGCCTGGACAAGCAGCAGCGCTGGAGCGAGTACGAGCGCGACAAACGCACCATCGACAACGTCCGCTGGCAGTGGTTCCTGCTCCAGGTTGGACTGCATCCGAAGCTCAGGCTGGAGGTGCGGTGATGACCTTCTACATCGTCCTCGGGTGCGTCGCCGCGGTGCTCCTCCTGATCTGGCTTGTTCGCGAATGGTTGTACGAGCGCGACCTCAAACGCCACCAGAAGGAAATGGAGCGGTTGCGACGCGAGCGGGCCTTCGGATCCGACAGGCCACCCACCCCTTGACCCCGCCCTTCCGGGCGATCCTGAGGCCTCCTGGCGCGTCCTGGGGGCCTTTTGCATTGGGGGTGGTCGGTCGCCACCAGGGATCACTCGGGCCCCCGCGCACGGAGAGGCAGTGAGGTGCCGCTCCAGGAGACGCCGGCTTGTCCGGTGTGACCGACCAAGGGGCAATGTTACCCCTGCCCGCCCCCGTGCGTCCATTCCTGCGCCATGAGCTCCAGCTCGGCGGTCTTGGGCACCCAGGTGAGTCCGCTCGGGTCGGTCTCGTCTTTGTAGAAGAGGCCCATGTTCCCGGGGTTCGCGGTGTTCTGCTTCCACTGCCACCACGCGTACCCGATGTTGTTGTCGCGCATGACCTCGACGGCTCGGCGCATCAGGGTGAGGCCTGGGTCTTCCGAGGAGTTGCGCCCGAGCTGCTGGACGTAGACCGGCACGCCGTAATCGGCGCGGAGCTTGTTGAGCCGGGCGATGCCCTTGTCGAAGCGCTTGGGGTCAGTGACGTACTGGTTGAGGAAATTGCCGGTGAAGACGAGGCCCGCCGGCAGGGTGCCCCCGTACGCATCGACCAGGGCGAGCAAGCACTCTTCCACGAGGCGGTTGTCGTAGCCTTCGCGCGGCCCCACGATGATGGGCGTCCCCACCGGATCCCCCAGGGCGAGCTCGGCGGCGCGGATCGCGTCGATGCACTCCTTTTGCACTTGCGCCACCAGGGGGGCCCAGGTCTCGTCGCGATGGTGCGCCGGCTCGGGATGGATCTCCAGAAGGCCCACGTGCGGGAGCTTGCGCAGGTAGGTGGCCACGGTGCTCCAGACGACCGTCGCGTAAACGCGGCGCATCGCCGGGTCAGTGTAAAAATTGTGGCCTCGCTCACCCCATGAGCCATACGGGTCACAGTATGCGATGTCCTCGGGGGTGTTCGTGCCGCTCTGCCCGCAATTCGAGTCGATGAACGGGTTCGTCCAGAGATCCACTGCCGCGGCTGCCTTGAGCTGTCCTGCCCACTTCGTGAACTTCGTGCGGTTGAGAAACGAAAAGGCATCGTTGTCGCGGCAATCGGGATTCTCACGCACCTCCGTGCCCCACTTGCCCCACCACCGCAGATTGGCGCGCAGGTTGTTGGCCCCCATGCCCTTGATCGTCGGACAGTCGGCCTCGTCGTCTTCCCCCCAGCTCCCGAAGCAGGGCCCGTGAAGAAAGATCGGCTGCCCGTTGGGCTTGACGAGCTCACCGCCCTGGCAGCGTAGCCGAGGGGGCAGGCCCTCAGGGGAGTCGTCGCGCGGTGAAGGGGGAGGATGGGGGGTCATTGGAATCTCTCGCGGCCTCGATGGTGCGTGCGGGAGCCAGTAGGAAGGCCTGCCCACCAGCCTCGCATTGAATGCTCGCGTAATCCTTCGCTCGCACGAGCTCGCACGGCCCCTCCACCGAGACGCACCCCGGCAGGGCCAGGAGGGCCCCTACAAGCGTCCGACGAGCTGCGACAGTACCCAACATGCCAGACCCGCAGCCAGAAGGCTGTAGCGGCCCGCCGGCACGCCCACAGCGGCCAGGATGAACAGGATGAAGGCGGCGATGACGAGAGCGGTGGCAATCATTGCAGGGCCTCCTGGGATACGCCATCGGGTTCCGGCAGGTGCGCCGGGGGTTCCTCGGGCTTTTGCTGCTGTGCGGCCTGAGTGCGGATCTTCACCACGAGAGACTCCACTTCGCCCATCGGGCGCGAGAGCAGGAGCCGGTGAAGGAAGTCCACCTCGGGGTCAGTGAGGGTGAGATACATGGCGGTGCGTCCTTAGGTGTGCGTGATGGCAACGATGTTGCCGGTGCTGCGGAAAATGATGTTGGCGCCGGCCGCGTCGGTGGCGATGTCCACGTTGAACGTGCAAGAGACCGTCAGCGTGGTGTGCGTCTGGCCGACGAAAAGGCCCGCCCCCATCGCCACCCATGCCCCGCTCGCGATGCTGCCGCCCGTGGAGTCGTTCCAGGTGCCCGAGGTCGCCGTGAATCGCACATAGAAGGACGAGCCCACACCCGCGGTCGTGGGGAGCCACCAGTTCGAGGAGCCGTTCGAGCCGCCCGCCGTGCCGGCCGTCTGCTTCGTGACCGTGCCATCGGGCAGGAAGGTGAGGCGCGCCTGCGCCGTGGTGCCCGAGACCGCGGTGGCCGCGACGTTCCACGGCGTGAAGTTGCTGACGGTGTTGTAGGGCCAAGCCGCCAGGAGGAGCTGCGCGCTACCGGTCATGAGATCCCCGTGCCGGTGATGACGGCCGTCGTGCCCGAGATCCAGTAGATGGTGACGAGTGCGTTCTGGGCGAGCGTGCGCGGACTGGTCGTGATGGGGGTACCGGTACCCCAGCGGAACGTCAGGCCAGCGCCCGCCGTGAGGGTGATGTTGCCGCCCGCGTTGTTCCAGACGGTCACGATCGGGCCGCCCTGGCCCATGGTCGGCGCCGTGACGTTGGAGCATCCCGGGTCGCACCGGATCATGGTGCCGCGGTCGTTGGCGGTGATGGGGTAGGGTGCGGTCTTGAGGATAGGCGGCGCGTCGCGATACCCCACCTCGTACGTCCCATATTTGAACGTGCCATCAGTCTCGATGCGCGCGGCTTCGGTGCCGTTGCTGTAGGCGAGGATGAGGGGCATGCTCGCCGCCGCCGAGATCATGAAGTCCGCCACGTGCGCAGTGATGGAGCCTGAGCGTACCCCGCCATAGGCCAGACCCACCTGGGAGCCCGCCGAGCCATCGAGCGCAAGTAGGCCCCGATTTGGCGCCGACCACAGACCGAACGCGGTGCCGTTGATGGCGAGCTCGCCATAGGTGTTCTGGCTGAACCGGGCCCGCTCATTGGCGGCCACCGAGTCCGTGAAGACGATCTGCTTGCCGCGAATGAAGGCCTGCCGAGGCAGGGTCGCATGCCCCGTGTCCATGAGGTCGATGCGCGCCGTGTTGTCGGCCAGGGCCGAGGCCGCGCAAAGGGCGAGCTCCGACACCGTGTCGTTGTGAAGCACCGAAGCGTTGGCCCCGGAGAGCATCACCCCCGCCACCGACACGCGCGCCACCTCGGCACCCGCCACGGAAAAGCCCAGGCCCCCACTGGCAATGCGGGACATGCCCGAGAGCGGTTGCGCGGAGAAGGCATAGCCCGGCACCCCCGCGGTACCGTCCGGGGCATAGATCGGGAGCGTCGAACGCGTGTACGCGGTGTCGAGAATGAGGTTCGTATTGGCCGCCGCGCCGAGGTACATCTGGTCGACGGAATGGTTGTAAAACAGGTATCCCTGGCCCAGGCTTTGCGGGTCACCCCAGGCGATGCCACAGCTCACGTTGTTGGGAGAGAGGAAGGACATCCCCACACCCGCGCTGCCCTCGATGACGAGCGTGTCATAGCCCGGACTCGCCGTGTTGCTGGGGATGCCTGCGGCACCACTGCGCACGCGCGCGGAGAGCGCCACCTGCAGAGTGTCGATCGTGTTGTCCTGGGTCGTGCCCAGGAGCATCCGCCCGCCATTGCGCGCCAGCGATGACACGGCCCCCACGCCCGAGCTCAGGAGGTGGTCAGCCGTCGTCGAGCCATCCCCGCGCAGGATCTGGAACGAGCGCACGCCCGTCGTGGTGGTACTGCGAAAGACGCGCACGGTGACGGGCGAGGTGCCATCGGTCACCCCCAGGTTGACATCGAGCAGGCCAGTGCCCGTGGCTGCCGTCGCCGCCAACGTCAGGTTGCCGGTCGCGCTCTGCGGCCCCACCGACCAGGATCCACTGGTCGTCCCCGTGCCCGCGAGCCTCAGGCCCGCCCCCAGGTCGATGCCCAGAGGGTTCACCGTCGCACTCAGCACGCCGGCCGCCGCGAGCCCCATGGCATTGGCCCCGGAGCGATAGAGCCCCAAGTCGAGATTGTTCTTGAACGTGAGCGAGGGGGCCGCCGCGGTGCCATCGGGCAGGGGAGCCGAGAAGTTGCCCGTGACGGTGAGGTCTTGCGCCACGCTGAGGTTCTTGTTGACACTGAGACCCGTCGCACTGAAGTCGGCGACATCGACGCCCCCGATGCTCACGCCAATCACGCCGGCCGTCTTGCGGAAGAGTCCGCTGGAGGCTTCGGAGTTGAACGACAGGCCCGGGGCCGCGGTGGTGCCATCGGTGAGCTTCAAGGCCGCGAGCATGGTGCCCTGGCCGTCCCGTGACAGCGAATGGGTCAGCGTCGAGGCGATGTCTGACATCGTCGGATTGGCCCAGTCAGTCTCGATGACCGTATTGGTGGCCACCGGATTCTTTGCCGGGAGCGTGTAGTTCCCGGAGTTGTCGCGAGGCATACGGTACCCCCTATGGTTGCTGATCCTTGCGCGAAGATTCCAAGGCAGCCTCGCCGCCGGCCAGTCGGGACTCGCCGTAGACCGCCGCCTGAATGGCTTGCTTGATCTCGGGGCGCAGGACGGGACTGCTCATGAGCCGCTGGAACTCCGCCGAGTCGGCCATGGCCTTGTCGACGATGGTTTTCTGCAGGCCTCCCAAATTCGCCTTACGCGACTTGATCGCTTCGCCCAGGTAGGGCGTGATGGAGGCGAGGCCGGGGATCGCGTTGAGCATGCCTTGATCGATGGCCGACCAGAGATTGAGCGCCGTGTCCGAGCCGCCGAGCGTGCCCGACTTCGCGACCTTGGTGGCGAGGCCCTGGCGCGCGAGCACATCCATGGTCTGCTTCAACGCGGTCTTAGCATCGGGCGAGAGCCCGGAGACCTTGTCGGAGCCCATGGCGAGATCCTGCGCGGTGCTGAGGCCGTGCTCAGTGAACTCGGGCACCTCGCGCTTGGTGTCCACGGTCGTGCCGCGCGTGCGCACCGGGACGTTGGTGTCCTCGCCGAGCTCCCACCACTTCGAGCGCACCTTGCCAGCGGCCTTGGCCTGATCGATGGCGCGACTCGCCGCGGTGTAGTTGTCCAGGACGGTCTGCCAGTTCCCCCCGCTCGATTGATTGAGCCACGCGTCGAGGTCGCCCCGGAGCTGGGCAATGGGCACGGCGCTGGGGTCGGCACGCTTCAACGCGTTCTGGTTCAGCTTGTCGCCGCCCTCGTTCAAGATCCGTCGCCAGACCTGGACATGGGTGGGCGTGAGCGTCCCGGCCGCGGCATGCTTGTCGTAGCGGTTGCTGATGAAGTTGAGCGCCTCCATCACATCCGAGTCTTCGGCTTCGCCGTGGAGCTTCAGGTCTTCGAGGTGCTGCCGGAAGAGGTCGCCGCTGGTCTTGAAGTCGACGGGGTCGATGGTCTGCTCCACCTGCTGCCAGTCCTGCTTCCACCCCTGGTTGGCCGCGGCCTTGCGCGTGGCGAGCTCCTCAGCCTCCCGGGTGCCCCGCAGGACAGCGTCCCGCAGCACGGTATGCCGCTCGACGTCGCCCGGGTAGTATTCGGCCGGGTTGCGCGCGCGTGATCCCTTCTCCAGGCGAGCCATGTCCGCATTGCCGGCCAGGGCCGCCGGGGTGTAGGGAAAATTGAGGTCAAACGGCAGGCCAGGGGCGTCATTGGGCCCAGGGGGAGCACCTGGAGGTGCGGGAGGCCCGCCAGGAGGGCCTGGAGGGGGCCCAGGAGGCTGCCGGCCCATCGCGCGGGCCCGACCCTCAGGGGTAGCCGCCTCCAGCGCCTTGTCGAGCTCTGAGCGGGCCTCACGCTTGGCAACGCCAGGGAGGAGTGACCCCACGCTGCGCGCCAGGGTACCGACCACGAAAGGCGTCGCGCCCCCCGCCACGCCTCCGGTCGCCGTGTTGACGAATCGGGACTCCCCGGGCATCGTTGGCTCCATCGCCCCACCCACAGCCCCCTGCGCGATGTTGGCCAGGACGGTGCGCGTGGGGAGTGCCGTGGCGGGGTTGCGCCCCATCTCCTGCGCCTGCTTCCACGCGAACCCGGGCACGCCCTGACCCGCGAGAGCATCATCAATGCGCCGCTTCTCGGCGATCTCTTCGGGGGAGGGTTGCTCGCCCAGGCCGGTCATCTGGTGCAACGCGGGCATGACGTCGGCCGCCCCCGCCCCGAGGTTCAGCATGAGCTTGTCGGTGAGGGTGGGATCCGGCCCGAGGGCCTCGCCGGCCGCCTCGCGCGCGCGCTGCGTGGAAGACTTCCAGTCTTCCTTTGCGAATCGCGCCGTGTCCAGGCGCTGCGACAGGGCCTGTTGACCCTTGAGCGCTTGCGCGCGCTGCTTCAGCCGCGGATCGTTGGGGGCGACACCGTCGGGGATGTTGGTGAGTTGTACCCCGTCGATGGTGGTGTCATAGGGCATGGTCTCACCTCCGCGCGCCGCTCGCGGCCACCGCCTTGGGCAGGGCCACCGTGGGCGTGAGATCGCTCATATCGTTGGTGAGGGGTGCGACCGGCGCCTCCTGGCCCATGTTGGCCCCGGGGTACATGCGCTGGATCTGGTCTCGGCGGGTTCGGCCCCATTGGCGGGTCGACTTGAGCTGCGCGAGCAGGCCCTCACGCCCGAGCGCGATTCCCCTGGCGGAAGTGAACGGGGCCATCATGTCGTCGATGAGACCGAGGTCGGGCCCCGCGAGCGCGCCGAGCTCCGCGGCGTTCTTCGATTCGAGCCGGTACTGGCTGACGAGCGAGTCAATGCGCGCGCGCTTGTTCGTGTCGAGTTGGTCGTTGGGGTTGCGCGGATCGAACGTCTTGAGCTCCTCTTCGAGCTGGTCGAGCACCTTGTCCATCACCCCGAACGAGGTCACCGCCTGCGCGGTGTTGTTGGGGAGCTTGGAGGCCTGGGCACCGGCCATCGTGCGCGCGCGCTCCGCAGCGGCCTCCCGATTGAGCCTCGCCTGTTCTTCCCTCCACTGCCGTTCGGACTGGTCGCGCGCGCGCTGCTCCCCGACCGAGGCCATGCGCCCTTGCAGGGCCCCCTGCTGCGCCATGTCGCGCTCGTTCAAGTACTCGGGGTTGTAGTCCCACTGTTGGGTCAGCGGGTTGTAGGCGCCGCGCTCCGTCACCTGGGGGGTCTGCTTGGACATGGCCTGCTTGAGCACCGCACCCCCGACCGATTGCGCGCCCTCGTCGCCCGTGAGCATCATGAGCCGTCCGAATTGCATGTCGAGGTCGTTGCGCGCCTGCGCGCGCTTCACTTGCTCGGGGTCGACCTGCCGATGGCCCCGGGCGTTGATCTGCTGCTGCAGGGCGTCGTACTGGGCCTGGAGCTGCGCCATCGCGTCGAGCGGTTGCGGCTGCATCGGCTGCGGCGTGTTCGGCTGCAGGGCCTGGGTGAAAACTTCGGGCGTGCCGTCAGCATTCATGGTGGTACCCCGTGCCGTATCAGAGGCCCCGGGCCTTGCGGTTGTACTCGTCGATGATGTCTTGCATCGTCTTGCCGTACGTCCTGTCCAAGCCCGCCGAGGCCTCGTCGGCCTTGATGTCTTGATGGGTGGCCAGCGCGTTTTCGGAGACATTGGCCAGGGCGTCGTACCACTTCGGCCCCACCGTGACCCGCCCCGCCTGCTTGGTGCCCATGAGGCCCGACGCATCGGCGCGCATCTGGTCGGCGAGCTTGCGCTGGCGCGCGATGTTGCCTTGTGCGTTGGCCTGCCCATGGAGGGCGAGCATGGCCTGGACAGTCGACGGGTCGAACGCGCTGTTGTTGCCCTGCTGCGAGCCGAAGGCCGGCAGCACCGGATTGCCAGGGTCGACTGGCGTGATGGGCTTGTTCAACCCGGCACCGGCCAAGAGGGCGTTGATATCGTCAGGTGAGGTTGACATGGTCGATTCCTTCGAGCGCTTGCGGGCGCACCGTGAGCAGGCCGTTGTAGGACACCACGAGATCCGGGCGCACGCGCGCGACGTCCTGGGCAATCACCCCGAGACGATGACCCCGCTCGCCGATGAACCGGTACGTGAAAATGCCATACCCCCGGGGGTGCCGGCCCACCCGCTTGATGTCGCGCTTGATGCGCGCATCGCTCATATAGGCCTTCAGCCCGGTGGAGGCCAGGGAGGTGGCGGCGTTGAGCGGCGAGGCGGCCTGGGCGGCGTTGTAGGCGTCCATCTGCGCACCGTAGGAATCCCGACCCGCGCCCGAGTAGTCCGTCCCCTGCGCCGCGCCCGCCGTGTTGTAGCCCGCGAAGGACGGCATGCCGACCTGCGTGCCCGTGAGGATGGCGTTGATCTCGTTCAGGCTGAAGCCCCGCTGCTGCATCATCTCGGTGAGCTGCTGCTGGCGCTGCTGGTTCTGGAACTGGGCGCCCTGGAGCTGCTGGTTGAAATTCTGACTCCCCGCGGCTTGCCGTTGGGAGAAGGCCTGCTGCTGCCGCGCGAGGTCGTACTGGGAGCCCTGCATCGACTGGCCAAAGGCGGCCTGCTGCGCGGCGAGCTGCTGCTGGAGGGCCTGCTGCCCCATGCCGAATTGGCCCTGAAGCGCTGCATTGTTGGCCTGGGCCGCGGCGAGGCGCTGCTGGAAATTCTGGCCCTGGGCCCCCATGCCGTAGTTGGCCGCGTTGAGCGCTTCCTGCGCCTGCTCCTGACGCAAGCCCATGTTGATGCCGTAATCGATCTGGGCCTGCTGCCCCGCCTGGGAGGTGGCCCCCATCATGGCTTGGTTGTAGGCGTCGGTCTTCGTGCGCGAGAACTGATCCATGGCCTTCTGGTAGGCGTCGGATCCTTGCGTGATGCCCTGGTTCGCGAGCTTGGCTTCGAGCTGGGCTTGCTGCTGCTGATACTGCGGGTCGAGCCGCGAGGTGGCCATTTTGTAGGCGTTGTCGTAAGCCTGCTGGCGCGTGCCGCTCGCTTGGTCGACCCCTTGCAGGTTGCCGTAGTTCAGCGAGGTCGCCGCGGTGCCCGCGTCGCGTCCCATGTTGGCGTTGAGCCGAGGGTCGGCCATGAGCGACGTGTTGATGTTCTGCTGCTGCGGCCCGGCGCCCGTGGCGCTCGTCGTGGCTTGCAGGTTCTGGCGCTCCAAGGGGACGTTGGCGTAGGGTGAGAGCTTCGACCAGTCGGAGAAGCGACTCCGCGAGATTGGACTTGTACTGACCGATACGCTGCTGCGAAGCTTGCGCGGCTTGTGCTTCGGGCGAGAGCGTCGTCGTCTGCGACCAGTTCCCGTTGGCATCCTTGCTCCAGGTGCTGCTACCCTCAGGGGTATATTGGTTCACCCGGTTGGCCGCGGTCTGCCGGTCGATCGCTTCCTGCGCCGACTGCGACGTCATCTCGGCGAGCTTGGTGTAGTCGGGTGCAGCGGGCGCGGACTTCTTGCCCATGATGCTCTCCTTAGCGCTTGAGCGGCGCCGTCATCGGCTGCCCCGCGGTCGGCGTGCGCATCTGGGAGGCGAGCTGCTGCGGGTTCACTTGCGTCCCGGGCATGTTGGGCACCTTGACGGGGGACTTGCCGCCGAATCGGCCGGTGAGGTCACCGTAGTTCGTGCCGCCGCCCCCGAAGCCTTCCTGGAGGCCTTGGAAGCCCTGCTGCAGGGGTCTGCCAGCCCCACCCCCCATCGACGGCGCCGAGAGGCCGGAATAGTTCGGTGCGGCCGGGCCAGACTTGCCGCCGTTGAGCCCTTGAGCTCCCGCACCCATGGCTGCCTGCGCGAGATTCGCCGGCCCGCCCCCGCCCCCGACATTCGGGTTGAACCCCCCACCCCCGGGAGCCTGGGGCGTCCATTTCCCATAGGCCGAGCTCGCCTGACTGTTGGGGCCCGCAGAGGCAAAGGGGGTCATCCCCGGAGTGCTTCGGGGCGGAGCGCCCTGCGGCGAACCCGCGGCCTGTCCCATCTGGGGCACTGAGGTTTGCTTCTTACCCATGGTCGTCTCCTAGTGGGGTCTGAGCCAGCGGCATTCGCTGCGCAGCATGCGCAGCACCACGAGGTCGCCGTCGAGGCCGCCATCGGGGATGCGCAGGACTTCGGTGAACCCGAGCTTCGCGTCGAAGCTCAAGGCCGCCTCGTTGGTCGAGTCCACCAGCGCGAGCACCGCCACGCATCCCGCGATGGAGAAGGGAAACTCGAAGGCCTCGCGCACGACGCGCGGGGTGACCTTGTCGGGCCGCTTGATCACCGTGTGCATGCAACAGGTCTTGCCGATGAATGCGTTGTAGCCCACCGCCACCGCGACGTGATCCATGCGCGCCGCCATGCCCTTGAACTCCTCGGGCACATGGAGCACGCCACGGAAGTCGTCCGACTCGTGAAGACCGAGCTCGCGGTGGAAGTACTCCCAGACCATGCGGTTGTCGGTGAACTCAAACATCACAGCGGGCCCCCCATCGCATTCATGTACTCCAACGAGGCGAGCGTCGTGGACTGGGTGGTCGAGAGGAACAGCGTGGGCGCGAGCGAATAGCCCATACCCCTCACGGTACGCCACTCGCCCGAGGCCGTCTTGCCGCCGGCCCACACGGCCTGATCCCACAGGCCCACATCCCAGAGCGACCCCACGCTGCCGCGGCCCACCGTCACCCCGCCGATGGGCGAGAGCTCGAAGTCCGCATTCATGCGCACCGAGTAGTTCGGATTCGCCTTGGCCAGGAACTGCAGGCGGATCATCAGGGCGCGCTTGCGCACCGCGGGGTTGTCGAAGTAGGAGAAGGCCGGCGTGACGCGCGAGCGGATCTCGTAATCCCCCGTGCCGTCGAGCTTCTGGCCATCGGAGTAGCCCGTGAAGACGCGCAGCACCCGCCCGTCGGTCGTGCCCGAGTACACCTCGCCCAGGCGGCGCCCGAACGAATACCCGGGCATGTCGACGATGCGAGACCACGCCAGGGCGTGCTGTTGAAACGCGTATTGGATGTGCTCACTGACCGACACCGAGGGCCGCGCGATGTGCAGGAGGGCGAGCTGCGGGATGTCCAGGAGGGCCCAGCCCGGCGTATTCAGGAGCGTCCGAAAATCGACGTTGAGGGCTTCCTGGATCTTGCGGAGTTGCTTGAGCAGGTCGGTGTCCGCGAGCAGCACCGTATCGAGGCCGCCCGACATGAGCTGCGCCACCGGCACCACGCCGAATTGGGTGAGGATATAAATGTTGCCGCCCGTGGAGGTGAAGCAGCGCCGGCCCACCGGGGGTTGGCCCACGAACCACACGCCCACCTGGGAGAAAAAGGACGGGTCGGTCGGGTCGGTGCCCTCGTAGACTGCCAAGTCGCCCGAGGAGCCCAGGATCACGAGCCGGTCATCGATACCGTCCCCCGCATCCATCGTCCAATTGATCGCGGCGAGCACCATGCCCCCATTGCGCAGTGAGGGCCCGAAATCGAACCCTTCAGCCACGCCCCCGAGCGCATTGGGAGGAAGCCACCAGACCTCCGCCGAGCCGCGCTTGACGAACCCGAGACGGTACTTCCACACGACGACCTGGGCGAACAGTGCCGGATCCACACCCGTCACCACGCCAGGGCCCGCCGTGCCCGAGGCGGCAAACTTCTTCCAGGTGAGGCCGTCATAGTAGAACGCCCCGTCCGTCTCCGAGCAGGCCACGAGGTACTGCTTGCCGCCCCCCGCCGTGAACTGCACGAAACTCATGTGACCGGCGTCGGTGGCGTTGGACAGCACGATGGCCGCAGCCTTCGCGCTCAGGTCGCCCCCGCCCTCGACGTTCCAGATCCCCCGATCCGTCGCCGCGAACAGGGTCGAGGCCGCCAGGGGCGGCGTCTGGGAGGAGCTCGGCGCCGAGTTGAACGCCATGATCGTCTTGATGGTGTCGCCGCTGGACAGGCCCGTCGCGTATTCGCGCCAGCCCCCGCGCACGGTGAGCCCGAGCTCGGTCGGAATCATGTTGTCCAGCTCCACCGCATCCGTCGCCTCCATCGTCGCGAAATCACCGATCGTGTTCAGGCCGCGCGTCGGCGGCCCGACCGTCGTGATGGCGTGGGTCTGCTGCTGGGGCAGGCGCTTGGGCTTGGGCATACCTAGACCCCGTATCCGCTATCGGGCACGTTCAGGTTGGACAGCAGCGGGTAGCCGCGCGAGCTCGCGCTCATGCTGAGGGCCGGGGCATCGGTGTCGGCGTTGAGCGCCTGCTCCTCGATTTCGTTGTAACTGGTCTGCGCCTCGGTCGTGTCGAAGCCCTTGGCCTGGAGGAAGGCGAGTTTGAGCTTGGCCGTGATGAGCTCGTTGTCGAAACGGACGATGTCGGAGTCGTCGAGGATCTGGTCGATGGTGACCGTCGTGCCCGTGGGCGTGAGGTGCTGAACCCAGCCGCGGGAGTTGTATTCGATGCGGAGCTGCTGCGCGCTGGACGGCGAGGAGAAGAGTTCGAGCTGCTGCCCGCGCGTGCGGTAAGCCACCGAGATCGTCGAGCCCCCGAGGTTGCGCGCCACCAGGGTCGACCACTGCGCATTGGTTGCCGGCCCGAGCATGGGCAGGCGGTTGGTCGTGTTCCAGGCCGTCAGGTCGATGAACGAATCCCAGTCAGCGGGCAGGTCGTAGAGAGTCTGACTCGGCACCGTGGTGAGATCCCAGACCGACTGCAGGGACGTCCAGCGCAGGGTGCCCGTGGGCTTCACGAGCCGGCGCCCGCACCACGTGAGGAGGGCCACCATCTGTTGCGCGGTCTCGTCGTCCGCGGACGCGGTCGCCGCCTGCGGCACCGGCAGCCCGAGCTGGCCCAGGACGTCTTTGATGACGGCGAGCGCCGAGGGCCACTTTTGAATCCCCGCGGTGGCCATACCCTACCCCCTACCGGCGACCCTGCGCCGCGGTGAGCTTCTCGATGCGTGCGGCCTGATCGGCCAGTGCGGCCTTGAGCGTTTCGATCTCGTTGTCCTGGCGCTCCAGGCGCTCGGTCTGCTGCGCGGCATAGGCGGAATTCTTGGCCGTCTCCAGCCAGGACTTCGCATGCGCCTTGAGCTGCTGCAGCCCGGGGTAGTTCACGCTGTCGGCCACGTTGGCGAGCTGCTCCACCGTCTTGACGCCGATGTAGCGGAGCTCCTCGACCTGCCCGCGGGACAGGAAAGGCCAATCGCCCAGGCGCGTGCCCGAGAGCTGGTCGTCCCCTTCCTTGCCCTGACGGAAGGCCGCGTACTGCTGTGCGAAGCGAATCTTGTCTTCCTTCGAGGCCGGCCGGTCGATGGTGTTGTTCTTGTCGCCGGGGATCATGATCTTGATGCACTCGACATCGTCGACGACATGCCGCCCCTCTTCGAGTGAGCGCGCCTCGTTCTTGACGGTGCCCATGTAGAAGACGGCGAGCAGGTGCGCGTCCGCGGCGTTGGAGCGCTGGAACAGCGCGGGGTCAAGGTCAAACGTATCCATGCGGATCTCCTCAGGGGGCCACAGCCCAGAGTTCGTCACCAGCCACGAGCGCGCGGCCGGACTTGTTCAGATACGTCCCCGGGGTCACCGCGGCATCGATGGCCACCGGGCCCGCCGCGACGACGCGCCGCATGGGCTTGTTGGCGTTCGGGGTGATCATCGAGGTGGGCTTGGCCGCCGTGCCGATGGTTGCGGTGATCGTTGCGCCCGAGCCGCCCCCGGGGCCGTTGCCATTGGCGTCGAGTGCGTTGGCCACCGTGAAGGTCGGCGCTGAAGCGAAGCCCGAGCCGGGTCGCGAAACGCGACTCCAGACGATCGCCCCGCCCGTCACCAGGAAGTCAACCGCAGCCGTGCCGTTCGGCTGGCCCCCGCCCACAGACTGCACGCGATAGCGGCCATCGGTGTAGCCCGAGCCGGCCACCAGGGTGGTGGGTTCGACCACGACGTTGCCGAGTGCGCCGATGAACGGCAGCACCAGATCGTTGTTCGCGTCGACAGAAAAGTTGTTGGTCGTGTCCGGGCCCGAAGCCAGCGGCCCCAGCCCGATCCCCGTGGAGGCACCCATGCCAGGGGCGCCGGGGGTCTGGGGATCGAATGCACCCGGGTGGGTGGAAGTGGCGTTGCCCATCATGCGTTCCTCAGGTGATGCAGGGGGTGCTTGGGGTTGTCCAGCGCGCTGCGGTACTTGGGATCCCACGTGGGGGCCGGTTCCTTGCCTTCCTCGGCGAACGCTCCCAGGGTCGAGGCCTCGGCGGGCGGCTCGCGCGGTTCAGGTTCTTCGACGGGCGCATCGGGTTCGCGTTCGCGCTCAGGCGCCCGGTCGGGCGCGTCATCCGGGGGCACAGGCGGCGATGCGGTGATCTTGGCCATGAAGAGGTCTCCTTTTGAGAAAACCCAAGGGGGTACCCTGGGGAAGGTCAACTGCCTGAAGAAACCATCGAGCTCACGGCGAAATGAGCCGGCCCTGGAACTGCTGCCCCGAGCAAGTGAGATTTCCGCAAAACGCTAAGATTTGCACCTCGGCGTCCTGGTTGATCGCATAGCGCCGATTGGGCGAGAGCGTCACCATGTTGCGGTCGGCATGCGGGCGCCAGTGCAGGTACTTCGTATTGAGGAAATACGCGGTCTTCGTGGTCGCAAAGCCCCCGATCCCACCATCGAGCACGATGGGGCAATCGAAGTACAGGATGGAGGGAAAACCGAGCTTGCCGGTGTCGGTGCCGGTAAAGCGCTGCTGGGCCTGCAGCGAAGCGAGGTACACGCCCCACATGAAGTTGTCGACGACGATCAAGTCAGGCCGGTCGGCGCCGCGCACGAGCGAGGCCCACATCGTGTTAAAGGCTGCCTGCACGGTGGTCGCCGTGAGGGCCGCGCCCGCGGTCGTCACCTTGGGCCGCCAGAAGGGCCACGCCACGCGGTCGATACCGCCATAGGTACCCGTCGCCGGGTTGATCGGGATGGCCGCATCGAGGCCGGTGATCTGCTTGCCGCCTGCAGCGGTGCCGTCGGAGTAGATGCCCGCGGCGATGAGGTTCTGCATCGTGGACTCGGCCACCTTGATGCGCCCCTCCATCAGGTCGATCATCTGCTCCCGGCCCGAATTCTTGAGCTGGTCGAGACCCGAGACGACGATGGGGCAGGCGGCCTGCTTGAAGTCGAACTGTGCCGCGGTGATGACGTCTTGCGGGGCGACTGGCAGCAGGTCATAGCCCGAGTACCAGCCACTGTTGGCATTCTCCGCAAAGGAAATCTCTTCGAGGATGAGTGAGCCGCCCGAGACCGTGCGGGTGTTGCCGCGTTCCTGCAGCTTGGCGAGCAAGGCATTGTTGCGGGATACGTTGTCCCGTATGGTCTTTGACCGCGCCTCGATGGTCGTGGCGACGATGTCGGTGATGTTCGGGAATGCCATGGCGGCACCTCCTTAAAGTGGATACGGTGATGGGTACCGTGACCTCTTCGAGGATGGCCCGACCGCGTCGGGTTCTTCGGTGCCTGGGTGGGAGTGCGTGCTCTCCCAGGTCGGACTCAGCGGGTCTGCTGATCCATCGCTGCAGAGAGCAGGGAGCGGATGTCGTCGCCTTCTGGAATCGTGGCGCCCGAATGGGGCGTCGACTCACCGGCCACGGACACCGCCGCGCGGCGTGCTCGCTGGACAGCCTGTCTGGAGGAGGCTCCCGAGCGACGTTGCGACATCACCTGGGATACCCCGTCGTGCAATGCGCAAGCCTGCGCGTAGATACGCTCCATGTCAATGGGTTCATTGCGGGCGGCGCGCATCTCCACGATGTCGGCCATCAGGCCCGCGACGTCCGGGTAAAACTCGTGGGTCTGGGCGAACCCGTTGAGGCCCGAGCGGATCTGCTGGGACTCGTAGGCGTCGGCGGCCTGGGCTTGATGCGCCTGCAGGGCGAGGAGCTGGTCGACGCGCGGATCCCGGTACTGGGCCTGTTGCTGCGCGTGCTGCATCTGCATCTGCTGGATCGGCAGTTTGTGCGCGAGCAGCGTGTCGAGCATCTCGATGGAGATCCCGTGGGTATCGATCAACTCCGCAATCAGGGCGGCCTTGGCCCCGGGCGTGCCCACGCGGAGCTCCGCGGCCTTGCGCATGACGTAGTCGACCGCCTGCAAGGGGGCCACCCCTTCCTGGCGAAAGATCATCTCGTAAGGCTGCAGGAGCCCCTGCACGGCTTCGACCGCCTGCCGGTGGCTCGCCCCCTCCTGCAGCACCCGCCCCATCTCACTCTCGCGGCGCGCAATGGCCGCCTTGACCTCAGGTCGGAGCCCATTCCAGTGCTCGCGTTCGGCGGGCGTCCAGCTCGCAGGCGGCTTGGCCTCCTGGGGCGCTGCAGCACCCTGCTGGCCTGCCATCCCCCGCGCCACCGGCGATCGCGTCTCCTGCGGGCCTCCAGGGGCCTTGCCGGGCGCGAAGCGCCCGAGCTCGTCCCGGGCCCGTTGGGCCGCAGCGCTTTCGGACTGCTCACGCACCTCGTCCGTGGGGGCCTCCTCGAAAGCCGCGTCGAGGGTATCGCGCAAACTCGGCTCGGCGGCCTCCTCGGTCGGGGCGATGCTGGGCGAGGTGTCGAGGTCGTCGTTGGTCTGGGCCATGATGTTTCACGTGAATCGGTTAATCGGTTAATCGGTTTCGGGCGCGTCTTGCCGCATCTGATCGGCCAGGAGGCCGATGCCGCCGAGGCCAAACAGCGGGGCCCCGTACTTCGCCCAGGAGCTCGCCACCTTCTTCGCCTCCTCGGGACTGGCCTGTTCGAGCCAGCGATAGAGCGCCGACTGCATGAGGGTCTTCTGGGTCACTTGCCCTCTGCGCTCCCGGGCGTCCCATGGGTCGGCATCAAAGTGAGGGGAGTAGGTGCGCAGGTTCTTTCGGATGTCCGGGGCCGCGATTGGCTCACCCCCCGCGGTGAAGCCCTCCGGCGTGAACTCGATGGGCGGCGCTTTGGGCGCATAGGTCTTGAGCCGGTGCTCGGCCTCGCCCGTGAGCGCGCGCCAGATTTCGGGGCCTTCGGCCGGGAGCCGGTCGCCGCGCTTCTGCGCGGGAGGGCGATCTCCCGAGGAGGTGCCAAGCAGGCCCCGCGGATTGCGGCCCATGCGCGCGTCGGTGGCCAGGGCGTTGGACAACAGGCGCAATTGGTTGGCGGCCGACAGGTTCGTCTGGTTGGGCAGGTCGATCCCTTCGCGCGCGGCGTGGCCAAACATCGTCTGGTAAAGCAAGGCACCATGCCCTTGGGCCTGCGTCGCCGTCGTCGTCGGATCCTCAGGCCAGTCCACCGTTTCGATGTAGCCCGTGCGCCCGGTCTTGGGGTCTCTCGCCGTGAGCGTGAAGCCACTCCCTTGCGGCTCGGCGTCGTAGTCTTCGACTTCCTCCATTTTTGGCCGGCCGCGCTCGTCGCGCACGACCTCACCGCCCTGGCTCTTGATGAAACGGTACTGCTGGTCACCATAGCGGTCGCGCTTGGGTTCACCCCCTTCGGCCTCGCGCTTCACGAGCACGGGGTTGCCTTCTTCGTCCAGGCCTTCCTTGGTCTTCTTCACCGCGCCATATTCGTCGTACATGGGGACGTCGCCGCGCTCGTGCTCCTTGGGCTTCTCCTTGTAGTCCCCGTATTGGTCGCGCATGATCTCGCCCCGGCCATGGGTCTTCTCGGTCTCGTAAAACGACGGCTCCGCGTCTGTCCACTCCACGTCAATGGGGGTGCCCGACTGCTCACCGAAGTGCCGAGCGAAGTCTTCGAGTGAGCGCACGTGCGCCGGCGGCTCGGCACCGTATTGGAAGGCGGCCGGTTGCGAGCGGATCTCGCGCAGGAAGGCCTTGACCGTGTCGCGCGGATCGGGGGGCGGGAACTGGTTTTCCCACCAGCGCTGACTCGCGCCGGGCGAACGCCCAGTGTCCAGCGGCTCGGCAACCCCCCGGGGCATCGCGCGCTGATAGCGGGGGTCGGTGGTGAGTTGGGTAACCCAGTCGGGCGTCGGACGGTAGGCGGCCTCTTCCTCGGCGCGAGCCATGAAACGCTGCGCGTCGTTCAAGCGATTGACCTTGGTCTGCTGGACGTCGGGCGCGGTGATCGCGTCGACGAATTCGGCGTGAGGCCGGTCGAGCTGCGGCGCGAGCTCGGCGAGGGTGTGCTTGCCCGAGAGCACCTGATATTCCCGGTCGAGCGCATCCTCCAGGGTCTCGTCGGGGTGGCGTGCGCGGCGCAGGTCGTCGACGTGGGCCCGCATCTCGTCGTAATTCGCTTGCCGCTCCGCGCGCAGCGCGTCGGCCAGGGCGGATTGCGTCTCGGGGGTGACCTCAGGGAGAGGAGGCTCGAAGGTGGCGCTGTAGGGGAGGTCTGAGTCACGCGCGCGCGTACCGGCCGGACTCTCCATGCGTCGACTCTCTGCGCGTGCGCGGGCCTGCGCACCCTGGAGGGTGCGCTCGGCATTCTGGCTACGCTCGACGAGGGTGGGTTCCAGCCCAGGCAGGGCGAGCTGCGGGTCGCGTTCGCGCGCCGCGGCTTCGAGGGTCTGGCGCAGGGTCGGCACCGTTGGGAGCTCGTCGGGTTCTTCGCGCGTGCGCACCCGGGCAGCCGCCGGGGCCTTGGCTCGACGGGTCACCCCGGAGAGCTCGGGGGCGTCTTGACGGAGTGCCGCGGCCAGGACGGCTTCGCGAGCCAAGGGACGCGCGGCCTCGACAGCGGACTTCGCCCCCTGCACCAGGGCCTCGCGCGTGCGCCCGATGGGGATGAGACTGGCAGCGGCTTCGCCGCCCGCGGCAAGCGCCGGATGCTTGATGGCCCAGGCCTCGTAGGGGACGGTGATCGGGCGCGCGAGCTCGCCCACCTTGTGCATCCCCTCGCCCAAGTTTTCCAGGTACTGCCGGCCCTCTTCGGTCTGCGGCGTCTCGCCCGTGCCGTGGGTGTCTTCGATGGCTTTGGCGGCCTCCCCGACATCGCCTGAGGTGGCGAGCTTGCCCAGGCCGTAAAGGCCCTTGAAGGGCGCGAGCACGATGCCCGTCCCCACGGTGGCCGCGGCGTCCTTCAGGCCCGCCGCTTGATCGCGCAGGGCTTCGATGAAGTCGCGAATGTCGGCCATGTCAGCCTCCGAGCTTGCGCACCGCATCGACGATGTCGCGAACCCGAGCCGGGTCTTCCCCCGCCATGCGCGCCTCGCGCTCCTGGGCCGCGTGCTTCAGGGTCTCGGTGAAATCGTCGATCGTGGTGAGGTTGTTGCGTCGCATGTATTCGCGGTGCTTGGAGCGCGTGGAAATGTCGGTGCCGTCCTGGGCCCGCAGCCCGTCGTAGATCGCGTCCGAGGTGAGGAGGTCGAGCGCGGCCATCGGGTCGGGCGTGGTGAAAAAGCGCTCCATGTCGGCGTCGTGGCAGCGGGGCTTTTGCCAGTCCTCGCGTGCATAGTCGCGAATCGAGGCGATGACGTCGGTCACGTAGCCGCAGGTCGGACAGCGAAAGGTATAGGTGGGCACCGTATTTACTCCACCAGGGGCGGCCCGGTCTGGGGTTGCGGTTGGGCGTTGACGAGGGCCTCCCGGGCGGCGTCGCAGTCTTCCTGGGCCGCGGTGACGTCGGCATTGAGCTGCGCACAGAGCTCGGGGTCGCGCCCCGGGAGCCGGCCATAGCGCTCGCGCTTGGTGCCCGCCAGGGCGAGGGAGGCCTGGGCCTCGACGTAGACATCCTCCATCGCGTCGCGCGTGCGCCGCACCACGTGAAACCCCGGATCCTCCGGCCAGGAGAGGTCGGCCTCGTTCACGGCGGGCCTCCGGGCATGGGGGCGTTGGGCAGGCCGTTGGTGGGCATGGGCGAGCTCGGCATGGCGGGCATGTCGGGGCCCCCAGGCACCCCTGCCCCCATCGCCGCCGGATCGAACGCGGGGCCTCCCGGGCCTCCCGGTTGCGGCCCACCTGGGCCCATCGGGAGCGCACCGCCGGGCGGGGCCGGCTCGGGAAACTGAATCGGCGGGATGAGGTTGGTTTCCTTCTTCGTGCGCTCCGCTTCGGCGCCGTGCTTGACCGCGAGAGCCTTGGACTCGTCCGCCTGGGCGAGGTTCTTTTGATCCTCGGGGGTCGGCGGGGGAGGCGGGGGAGGCGGGGCCATCGCTTGGGCCTCCATCTGCTTGGCCGCTTGGTCGAGCACCCCTTCGATCGTCGAGGCGCCCTTGAAGCCAGCGGCAGCCCACTGCAGGAGCTTGATGAGGAACGACCCCACCATGGGTGAGTCCTTCGTCACGGGGCCCGCGGCCATGATGTAGTTGGAGGCGGCGCCGAGGAATTCGGTGCGGGCTTCCTTCTCCTGGGCCCAGTCGGGCGCGGCGAGCGAGTCCGCGGTGACCGTGATCGCATACATCGACGTCCCATAGTCCTTCAGCATCTGAATGGCCGGTTGCGCGAGCTCGGCGTCGGGCGTGCGATCGATGAGGGAGCGCTTGACGAGCGTCTCGGGCTGGAAGTGGTTGGCGATGATGTTGGCGCGGATGCGCATCACTTCGGAGACGAACCGGGCGACCTCGTTTTGCAGGTTGGCCAACCGCGCCCCCCCGTACTGCACCTTGAGCTGCTGGGCCGTTGCGGTCTCGCTCGCCACGCTCGCCCCGCGCATGATGTCGGACAAGCCCAGCACCTCGTAGAGGTCGTGTTCGAGCGAGGCCTTCCTCTGCGAGAGCTGATTGATGGCGTTCACGAACGCTTCGATGGGCAGCCAGTCAATCACCCCTTTCATGCCCCCGCGCTCCACGAACGCCGACCAGTTGTCGACCGGGAGCAGCGTGTTGTCCAGACCCGACCCGAGCAGATCCTTCAGCGGGCCCGCCGTCTTGTCGTAGACCCCCGCGGCCTTGCAGGCCTGGGTCAGGTTCGAGAGCTTGGCATTGACCCGGTCGAGCTCACGGTAGAGATCCTGGGCCATCGCGTAGTCGGCGCGCGGCAGGAACGAGCGCGTGAGGGTTGTGGCCACGATCGGCTGCGGACAGGGCCAGAACTCGTCGAGCTGGAGCGGGTCGGGTTGCTTGTCCAGGACGAAGGGGCAGCCCTCGGCGATCCACACGACATAGTTGTCTTCCTTGCACCAGATCTCCCAAATCGCCGCCTGGGCGTAGGGGGTGGCCTTCAAGACATCATCGTCGCGCACCGCGGAGCCGGTGGAACCCGTGGGGGTGCGGTTGTTGAACGGGACTTGACCGATCTGCGCGGGGTTGAGCTTGAAGCGCTCCATGACCTTTTTCTTGCGCATGTAGACCCGCTTCGCGACCCACCGACAGTCCCGCCAGCGCCGGCACGGGGAGTAACGGAAGTCCGACCAGTGCACGTAGTCGACCTCGGCCTCCTCGTTGGAGATCTGCTCCTGAGGGATCGGCTGACCCGTCGCGGGGTCGATGGGGGGTGGGGTATTGGGGTCGACGGGGGTGGGTTCAATCTCGACGTCGTAGCGGCACCAGACCTGACCGAGCCCCACGATGAATCGATCCTGCACGGCGTCACGCAAGACGGCGTTGGTGTCGTCCCATTCGCGCTCCAGGTCGGCGTTCAGGATGCGCTGCATGATGGTGCCCGCCACGCGGCTCACGTCATCGTCGAAGTCGTCGAATTTGCGCTTGACGTCGGCCTTCGGCAGGCGCCCGTAAATCGCCGCGCAGGTGACCTGGACGTTGCTCCAGAACAAGTTGACCTTGCCCATGCCTTCGTCGTCCTCGAACGTGAGCCCGTCGGGGCCCTCGTCGAAGTAGGCGCGTTCGCAGCGTTCGGCGGCTTTGGTGAATTTGTCCATCCACTTCTTCGCGGCCGAGAGCTCCGTCAACCACCGGCGCGCTTCGTCGCGCGACTCGGTCAGCGGATCCTTCGCCGGGGGGGCTTGCGGGGCGTCGTCCTCTTCGTCGAGGCGATCGGTGGCGAGGGTGTCAGCCATGGTTTAGAGCCTCACCGCGCGCCGACCGCGGCACTTGCGCCAGAGGTCGTTGAGCGCGAACGGGTAGTGAGCCCCATCGAGTACCGGGGTGGGCTTGGGCTTGGGGAGCGGGAGCGACTCCTGCACCATCTGCGCGCCATAAGAGAACGCATCCGCGCCGTGACTCGACCAGTCGTGGTTGGGTTCCTGGCTGAAGACCTTGCGCTCCTCGTCCCACTTGTAGCTCCAGGCCCGGAGTGCTTCGAGGCCGCGCGCACACGCGTCGGCGTCCATCGTGCACCGGGGCAGGATCCGGCGGGCGGCGTTGATGCGGTCGGTCACCTTGGTCTGGGCGACGATGGAGCACTCGAAGGCCTGGGCGAAGGTCTCGATGACGGAAAACCGCGTGGCCATGGTGCGGGCCTTGGCATCGTGGGGCAGGTACAGGTGGTCGATGCGGTAGGGGGCATCCTGCAGGCGCGTCACCCATTCCTCGGCGTCGAGCCCCGAGGCTTCGTCGTAATGCACGAGGTGAAAGCCGCCGGCTCTGAGCACCCACCACCAGAAGGCTGCGGCGTCGCGGTAGCCCAAGTCCGAGGAGACCACGATGCGCTCCTGCGCGCCCACATCACTCGTGATGAACCGGCCCTCGCGCTCCATGGCGCTCACGTACCGGCCCACGATGGCCCCGACGTTGGCGGCAGCGAAGTCGACGAAGTACTCCTGCTGGATCAACTCCTCGGGCATGTCCATCGCGCGTTCGAGGGCCATGTCGGCCTCGGTCAGGACACCCGTCTCCCGGATCGACATCACGGCGCAGAAGGCGCCCGGCAGGCGCTGCGCGATCTGGAGCGTCTTGAATCCGTGGTTGTACCCCCGGGGGGTAAAGATGAAGGCCACCGAGCCGTCGTTTTCTCTGAGGATCGGGCGCACGAAGTCGTAGGCCCGCGGATCGGTCAAGGCCCACTCGGAGAAGGTGACGTGCACGGGGCTGGAGCCGACGAGGGAGTCGAAGTTGTCCGCGCCGACCAGTTGCACGATGCTTCCGTTGACGAGCTCGACCTTCATCTCGTCTTCGAGCTTGCGCTTCACGATGGCCGGGGGGAAGGTCTGCGTGATGAGGTTTTGCCCCTCGCGCGTGATGTTGTCCCAGACGACCTTTCGGGCTTGCTTCAGCGTCGGGAGGCAGTGCCAGTAGAGCCCCACGCGCTTACCCGCCATGCGGGCGGCCTGGGCGAGGGCCGTGCGATCTTTTCCGCCACGACGGTGCATGACCCAGACGGCGAACCGGCAGCCCCTGTCCATCGCTTCCATGTAGGGCCGCTGATACGCCCGGGGGGTAAAGCCGCCGTCGAAGGTGAGGGTCTCGGTCACGAGGTGGACTCCTCGGGATCGGGGTCATCGGCGTCGATGGTCTCCACGAGGCGCAGCTCCGGCATCACACGCTCGGCGACATGGCCCTGGACGGGGGAGTTCAGGACGCCTGGGATTTGCGTGGCCGGGATCTCGCGGTAAGAGGGGACGAGGATCGCGATCTGCTGGTGCTGAGGCTGCAGCATGTCGGGGAAGCGATTGAGCATCATCTCCGCGAACTTGAAGGGGTTCCGTTGGCGCAGCTCGTCCCAGAATTTCATCAAGTCCATGCGGGCGTGCATGTACACGATGAGGGACTCCGAGACGGCCTTCGCATGCTCACGACGCGAGAGCTCGGGGTTGACCGGGAGCTTGTAGCCGCCCTCCGGGTAGTCGCGAAAGTTGCCCTTCTTGGACATACCCGTCACCGTACCCCTAATCCAGCCAGTCGAACAGGAGCGCCAGGAGCTTCCACAGCCCTGCCAGGAGGAGGAACCCCACCGCCACGAAGGAGACGTAGGCGAGGAGGGTGTAGGCGGTGACCGAGGCAGTCATTTCTTCGCGTCCTGGCGCAGGGCCTGGGCGAGCTTCGCCTTATCCGCGGCGACGAACTCCTGGGCGACCGTCTGCGGCACGCCGGCCTTCTTCGCAAAGCCCGGGTTGTGCGCTGCAGCCTGCATGAGACGCGCCTGGGCGGGGCTGGTGGAGGGCATGGCGGTCACCCGATGCGGGTCTGGCCGATCCCGAGGGCCTGGGCCAGGGCGTTGTGGCGCAGGAGCGCCTGCGGGTTCTGGGCCATCTGCAGAGCGAGCTCGCGGTCGCGGCGCCGGGCCTCGGCTTGGGAGACGACCGTCTTCACTTCGACCACCAGGACGGCGGAGTCGTCAGGGGTACGGGGTGAGGTATGGGCTTCGAGTTCGCGCAGGAGCGGAGCGAGACACTCGCGAGCGGCACTGAGGTGGGCCACGAGGTTGGGGGCCTGGGGTTCGAGCTCGGAGTCCAGGCGCGTGATGGCCCTGAGCGCTTCGGCGAGGAGGGTGTCGATGCCCATCAAGTCGCGCCAGAAACGGTCGGAGCGTTGAGGGGGGACAGGTTGCGGCGTTGAAGCGTTGTCGTGCGTAGGGCAGCCTCGCCTCACCCACTCCTCGTACCCTCGGCGGTCATGATCGCGCTGGATCGCTTCGGTGATGGCGTCGTTGGTGTCCATACCCTACTCCGTATCGGCCGGGATGACGTAGTGGTGCGTTGCGCCTGCGCCGACGTAGCGGCACGGGGCCACGGTTTCGAGAGGCTTGCGAGCGCGTTCGAGGGCGGCGACCTTGGCTTTGTCGAGGGTGACCCGGCCCTTGACCGTCTTCGTGGGGGTGCAGTCGTCGCACTCGATGGGCCACCCCGTGGAGAGGCGGAGCCAACCCTTGCCGTGGCATGCGGGGCAAAGCGTCGAGGTTGTGTCGATGGTCATACCCTCACCCCGTATGCTTCTGAGCGATGAAGTCGATCGTGACCGTGGCGGGCCCGGGGCCGATGCGCTGAGGAGCGTAGTCCCAGGCGACTGCGGTGCCGCCGTCGTTGACCCCGAGCCAGTGGGCGACTTCGTCGCGAACGGCCTTGAAGGCGCCGATGAGGTTGTCGTCGTCCATGCGACGGGTGCCGTGACGGGTGAAGCGCACCGTGCAGGGAGCGAGGTCGTGGGGGATGCGGGCGGCTTGGAGAGCCCAGGCGACGACGTGGTGCTCGCGCTTGACGCGACGGGAGCGGCGCATGGGGTGCTCGCGGCTGTTGAGCCCGGGCATGAGGGGGAGACCGAAGTACACGCTGTGCGTGTGAGGATTTTCAAAGGGGGTAGGTGCGGGGGAGGGGCCCTGTTTCCGGCCGACCCCGGCCGGCGATTCGGATCCCCCCTCGGGGTCGCCCAGGCCATTCCGGCCGGCATCAAGGCCCTCGGGTACCCCAGGGGGGCACTGCGCGGAGAGCTCCTCACGGCCCTGAGCGCCGGCCCCTTGGTGCGCCTCGTCGGCGGTCGCGGTGTTGCTGCCATCGCCCAGGCTGCCGAGGGGCATGCCGGGGGTGTGCGCCGAGGAGCGCCGGGAGGGCGTGAGCACCAGCGATGACACCAGGGGGGTGGGCATAGTCCGCGACTGTGAGCGTAAGTCGTTGATTCGTCAAGCATCCAACGCGTTGGATGTCAGTGCATACGACACTGTGGCCTTTACGTTGGCGGCTTGTAGCCGATGGCTGACGGGCCGGCGAGCTCCCTGGCGCGGGCCTCCCAGGCGCTGAGAGGGCGCTCCGAGGGGATGGGTGCAGGGGTACCCGCGACGGCGTCCTGGCGCGAGCGCAGGAGGGCGGCCACGGCGTACGGGAAGCCCTTGCCCTTGGCCACCGCATCCTCGGCGCCCCAGCGCAGCTCGTCGTCCGTGATGCCCGTGGCCAGGAGGGCGAGGAACTCGGGGTGGAGGCCGTTGATGCCGGTCAGGCCGCATGCCCGCATGGCCTTCAGGGCCTCTCCGCGGCGCCGGCCGGCGGCCGTTCCGAGCTCGCCAGCATCGCCGGCCTCGCCCTCGCGCACATGCTCGCCCTCGCGCGCGCGCACGGCGTGTGCGACGACCGAAGGGAGGAGTACACGCTCTTCGGTATTCTCTGTATTCCTGTATTCCTTTGAATTCCCTGCGCCCGCGAGTCTGCCGTCGACCGCCTGCTCCTCGTCTACCGTAGACGACCTCGCGGCCTTCTTCGCACGGTAGCGTTGTTGTTTCTCCATCCTCACTCGGCGCTCGTGGGCCGCGATGCTCTCAGCGCTGATTGGGTCAATACCCCACGCCCTATCGCTCCTCAAGGTTAACCCAGCTTCGGGTGAACCCTCAAAGGCCACCCCTTGTCTACCGTGACGTCTACCGTAGACAGACTCGTCTACCGTAGACAGATTTTGTCTACCGTGACCGTCTACCGTAGACAGCCCGACAGGATCCAACCCGGTCAGCTCCGCCACCGTCCTGCGGGCCTCATTCGAGCGCGCCTTGACGATCTCGCAGCAGGCCTGGAGCTCACCCGGCAGGGGTGACGCGTTGATGGCCATCCAGAGCACGAGCTGCATGAATGCACCCACCTGGATCGGCGTCATCGTCGCAAGCGCCTGGGCGAGCTGGTCGGGCCTCACCGCCACCCTCAACGGCTGCCGCTCAGGCATCACGGCTCTCCCGCGCTCGACGCGCCTCCAGGAGCTCCTCGGCGATGTGGCGCTGGTGCAAGGTCAACCCCTTGTCCCCGCGCCGATAGCGTTCAATTAATTTCACTTGCCAATCGGTGGCGCGGTTGCCATTCGTGAGCACGGCCTTCAGCCTCTGCAGCTCCGCGATCACGGCCGCCACGCGCGCAGGATCCGCCTGGGGCCCCTTCAAGGCGAGGAGCGCTGGCTCGGGCCGGCGCTGGCAAAGGGCCTTGAATTGCAGCAGGTTCGGAATACCCTCAGGGGGTAAGTGATCCATCGCCCAGATGACGTCCAGGCTCGTGAAGCCGCGCAGCTCATGACACCACGCCCGTTTGACGGTCGGCAGATCCTGGCCCAGCCACATGCGGCTCATGGCGTGCGTCCCATAGACGAGGGCGAACCGGGTGAAGGCGGCCTCGACCGCCTGCTCAATGTCGGTGGCCATCACGGCCGCCTACTTGTCCGCCTCGATGCCCTTCAACCCCTCCAGGCTGAGGAGCTCGTCGATGACCTCCACGGGCAGCGGATCCGGGCGCTTGCGCTGCTTCATGAGGGCCCAGCGTTGCCTCACCATCGCCGCGATCACCGCGTCCGTCACGCGCCGCGAGACGACCCGCCCCTCCTCGTCCGTGCGCCACAGACGAATGGCTTTGGCCTGGATCCCCAGCGCCTCGGCCGCCGCATGCTTGTCCCCCGTGCCGTCACTCACGAGCGCGAGGAGGGTGTCGAGATCCAGGGCCATGGCCACTTCCTTTGCAGAGGAAGCCTCCCATTGTTCGCACACGCTCATGACCGTCAAGAAAAATCGACTCGGGCAGCGCGCGGGCAGCCCCCGGGCAGCGAAGGCCTTCCATACCCTTACCCCGTTCGCATGAATCGGGCAACAACGCGTTGGTTTCAACGGCCTGAACGACGGGAAACGCATAGGCACCACGCCCATCGCAAGCTTCCCCACAAGCCCCTCGAATCGAGGTTGAATCGCGCCCCATGCACCCAACGAATATCGAGCGCTTCCTGGCCACCAGTGAGCGTCACCTCATGGGCCAAGACGAACACTCAAGACGCATCCCCCGCGCGGCTCAATTACTCGTGACGGAGTTCAAGCGTGCGGTGGCTGAGGGCCCTGAGGCGCTCGTCTCCACCCCGGAGCACATGCGAGACCAGCAGACCACGCTGGCCAACGTCTTCTGGCGCATGCTCGATGACGACTCCACCCTCCTCGTGGACTTGCTCGTGGAGTTGAAGCACGGCTCGAAGGAAGACGTCATCGAGTATCTCGCCCACTCCTACGCCGCCTGGGTGCTCGCAAGCTACGACATCGGAGCCTTCAAGTGATCACGCCCGAGCTCGTCTTGCAATCCATTGCCCTATACCCAGGTAACGTATACCTTCAGCGCGAATGGGTGCGTGCCGTCCTCCTCGTCCGATCAACGCATCGTGGCTGGCTGCTGGAGCACCCCATCCCCCGCGATGAACCCAGCCTCGTCTATGACCCACCGCGCGTCATCGCCCTGACTGCCTAGAAGGAGCACCATCATGGCCAAGTCTCAGCACGTCATCTCCGAAGCGAAGCTCGATACCCCACCTGGGTACATCGCCGACCCGCAGTGGTACGACGAATATGAGACCTTGAAGATCGAACCGCCGAAGCTCGTGATTGACCTCGCGCGCTTGATGGGCGACCGCTTCACCGTGCACTCGGACGTCTATCTCTTCCTCACCGAACACGGCCTCGACGACCAGCACGCCCTGGCCATGGCCAACAAGCTCTTGCGCACGATTGACCTCGACCTGCTGCATCCCGCCACCCTCGGCGTCGTCGTGCAACCCGCAGGCGCAGGCCATTGGCAGATCGTCGCCGAGCGCGGGCAATGACCATCCTGCACGGCCTGGCCAACGCCGAGTACCGCGCCATCCAGGCGCTCTCGTATTCGGAGTCCAAGCTCGTCGAGCGAAGCCCCGCGCACCTGCGCTACTGGCTCACCCACCCGCGTGAGCGCCGCGCGCCCGGCCCCGGCATGGCGTTCGGGACGATGACGCACACGGCGCTTCTCGAGCCCCTCACGTTCGACCAGCGCTATCTGATGGCCCCGGATGTCTCCAAGAATTCGGGCGTGTGGCGAGCCTTCCTCGTCGAGTGCGCCGACCGCGGGGCCCTGCCCTGCACCCAGTCCGATCGCGAAGCCGCCTTTGCCTGCGCCGAGAACGTGCGCAACCACCCGACCGCGGGCCCGCTCTTTTCCTCAGGCTACGCCGAGGTGTCGTGCTTCTGGACAGATCCCCGCACCGGCCTCGAATGCAAAGCCCGCATTGACTGGATCCACCCCGTGGGTAAGGGCGTTCAACTCGTGGACTTCAAGACGAGCCAGGACGCCTCACGCGCCGCCTTCCGTCGCACGGTCACGAACCTGGGTTATCACTTCCAGGCGGATTGGTACGAAGGGGGGTATGCGCTCGCCGCGGGTGCGCCCGTGTCCCCCATGCTCTTCGTCGTCGTCGAGACCGAGCCCCCCTATGCGGTGGCCTGCTACACCCTGGATCGCTGGTTCATGGCCCAGGCCGCGAAGCGTAACCACGACGTCCGCACGTTGTGGAAGCACTGTCTGGACATGGGTGAATTCCCCAGCTATGACCCGGCCATCTCCGACCTCGACGCGCCGCGCTATGCCCTCGATGAGGAGCTGCGCGAGCTTCAACGTGAGGAGGCTTACGCATGACGCAAGGGCGCCCCGGCTGCATGTTCCCTCACCACTGGGAGGGGCCTCACCCGACGTTCACGCCGGCTCACCTGCCCGACCCCGCCGAGGAGCTCCCCCTATGGGTCTCACTGGAGCACGGTGTCCTGGTGGCCCATGAGGCGGAGTGCGAGGCTGTCCTGGGCGTCCTGGCCGAGGCGCAATGGGAGTCGACGCGCAAGCCGCCCGAACGCGTGGGCCCCGATCCACGACCCCCTCGCGTCAATGCGTCCGCCCGGTCACAGGCTCAGGCCTGGGCGTGGGCCAAGCATGCCGAGATCTGCAAGGAGCTAGGAATATGAGCGCTGTGCCTGATACCCTCACCCCTATGCCGGAA